TCGCAGCTTTCGAAGTGAGTAAGCCGCCGCCGCTCCTGAATACGTGTCGAGGAGTGGCGTGTTTTGGGTGAAGTATCCGCCTATGTTGGATTCAATTTGTGTGCGGTCTGTGGATTTGTCGGAAGCGTAGAAAATAAATTCCTGAATATTACCAAAGAGGGGTTCGGTACCGTTACTCTGACTTCCTATAAAAATATTTGCCGTCAAATTCAAACTGCCCGTATATGTTATTGAGGCTGTTCCGTCTATTGAGCCGTTTATATAATTGCTTACACTGCCATTATTTAACAAGCCACCTTGCAAAGTTTGAGTATTCAATGGGATAGCCGTCCCCGTGGCTCTTGCTGTTCCGTTGTTTGAATCTCTTACATAAATCTGCGTAGTTTGGTCGTTTTGAAAACGCCCGAAAATAATACCTCCACCCTGTGCCCTGTATATATGTCCATAACTGGCTACCGATTGAGATGCAACACTTGCGGAGTAAAAATCGGCGGTTGAAGCTGTCCCAAGTTGTGGTGAATAATTTGTGTTAAAAGAAGTATAATTAAAATAAAGCGCAGGTTTTCCGTTCTCCTTCACAATCGCCCCGCCCGTGTATATCGTCGGTTGATTCGCTGGTGTTGCTTGAGTGGCATCATTCCCGTTGCCAGACTGGTCTTTCCAAGTTTCTACCGTGCACGAAGTTCCTGAACAGAAGGTATTTATAGCCGCCTCGTCGATGTTTCCGTTAGCGTCAAAGCCAATCGTTTGAGTCGTGGAATCGGATGCCCTGCGAATTACCATGCATTCGGTTACATTTCCGTTTAACCTTCGCGTTGAATATGCCGCCGCCGCTCCGCTTCCGTAGCTCTCATTTAAAAGCCCTGTGAAGGCTGGTGGTTGTATTACCTCCTCCCATGTTTGTTTTAAGGATATAGGAACCGTGCCGCCTGTTCTATCTTTCAGGTAGGCAAGTAAAGCCGCCTTCGCATTGGCGAATGTCGTGTTGTCGGCGATGGCTGCGAATTGAATCCATGTGCCTGTATCAGGATCCGCAAAAGCCGCCTCAGAATAGTACAGCTTTCTTTGAATGTCGTATCCCGCCGTGGGGGTGTCGCTCGATGCGCTTTCCGCGTATCCGTCGCCGTCAGCCTGAGCCGTGTAATATAGTTCCGTGGTTGCCGTCGCTCCCGCCCGTAGACTTGCCGCCGTAGATTGGTAACGGTTATGATATTGAACGTCGATAGAGATATCAGCCCATTCCGTATCGTAGTCCGTCCCCGACGTTTTTATGAGAGCTTGTCCTGTCGTCCCTCCCGCTGGAATCCCTCCGATAGCGTCCCTCTCTGCTGTCGTTATGATGGCTCCGCTTCCCGCGCTCGTCACATCGGATAGATCCGTCACCGAAGTAGGTATCTCAGATTGAAGAGCCAATGTTCCGCCCGTTGCCGGGGTTACGAGGGTAACGTTACCAGTCATCCCTCCCGAAGGGCGTATCCAAACCTCGTAGCCGTTAGCGTCATATAACTTGAATCGGCATCCGCTTTGAATGAGAAGGTCGGCTACGCCTGCCGTCGTCGTGCCTTGTAGCTTAAAAGCCTCGAACTCCGTCTCCGCTCCTTCAGCCCCACAAGCTATCGAGAACGTAAGCACACCGGGAGACGTTTGAGTCACCTTCAAGAAGGATTGTCCGAGTCCCATCTTTGCCGTTGTAGCTTGGAGGTCGAGATATCCTTTATCGGTGTCGAGGGAGGTATTATATAGTTGCGTCCCTGACTGCGACTTCAAGAGGCTCAACAGCGTCTGAAGACCATCGGAAACCATCCACTTCGAAACGCCGCTATTCCATGTGATAACGTCGCCCCCTTGAACGTTGATGATGTTCGTATCTGTCAAGTCTTCGAGCGTCTCCACCCCTCCGGTATCGAGAGTTACAACGCCGTCGCCGTCATCGGTTAGGGTGCCGTTGGTTACCTTGATGGTTCGTACTGAGGTTACGTCCGTAGCTCCGTCGAGTGTAAGCATACGAAGCACCCCACGACGGGCGTAGGTTATCTCCGTCCCTCCCGGCTCGACTCCGTTGATAGGAGCGTTACAAGCATCCCACTCGTAAGGGATGGAAACGGAGAGATCCAAGAGAACCCCGGAGAGGACGTTCTTCGTCTCTTCTTCGAGGGGTGTCGTCGTAGCGTTTACGACCTCATAGTCTTGAGCGAAGAGGAAGATGTTACCTCCGTTCTTGATGTCGGCGATGATATCCTCCGCACATTGTTCAGCGTCTGAAACGACCTCCTTTTGTCGTAGCTCCTTCGAGTTCTTGTCGGCTGGAACATCCAAGATATATACTTCGAGGTTGTAGGTCTTCGTCCCCGCGTCGTATGTCGCTCCCGTATAAACGAGATGCATAAGAGGGAACGATGTGAACTTGGAGAGATCTACATCATCGGGAGAACCAAAAGAGAACGACTTGATGAAGAAGTGATTCTCTGCGAAGATTTCGAAGCGTTCGACGATGTTATTGAACGTGATCATGTGCGAGTTTATCTTTTAAATAGCTGAGATGCTGGAAGACGACTTGTATAGGGAGTTCCGTAACCTTGTCCATCTTGAGGAGGTCTTCCCCTGCGAGGGCATGGAGGACGTGATACCATCCCCATTTTTCGCCGACTGGATCGCTCTTGCCGCTACCTCCAGTAAAGAGGACTTCATAGAGTGAAGTAGTTCGTTTCTGGTAGTCCAAAAAAAAAGAAGCATCCCCGAGACGAGTTCGGCTGACATCTCCTCGAAGATACTAGCGTCCTCTTTCGCGGTGTACTTCCTTATTTCGTATCTATCTCCTAGTTCGTAAGTCACCTCACGATAAAGGACGGAGACTATCTTATGGGCGTTCTTCCAGAAGTCCGAGAGATAAGTCTCCATATCTATCCATTCTCCCGCTGTGAATGCGTCCCAATCCGGAATGAAGCCGTATCGTTTTCCGTCGATTTGAACGACTTTCTCAAATCGTGCTGTCTCTTGGGTCAATAAGCCGTCGATATGCGCTTGTGCGGCTTCTATGAGCTTCTGAGGCATGGTGCGCAGTTGCTCAACGCTTTTGTTCGTGCAGATAGATATCCTCTCGAGGGTGTTCTCCGAAGTCATCAAGACTTGAAGTTCTCCGAGGGTGAGATCTGACCATTTGTGCGGGAGGCGTAGTTCCATCGTTTAAATAACTCTCTTTGTTAGGTTTCCTTATCCATACGAAACGGGAATGCGTGAATCTTGCGTGAATCTTGCGTGTTTGCGTGAATCGTGCGTGAGTGCGGATAATTTACGGGAAAAATACGGGTTTACGGGTCCCGAAAGTTAGGACAAAAAAAAAGCCCCGTGAGGGGCTTAGTCAAGTAAGAAGGTTGTGGTTGCTCCGGTGCGGTCTAGCACTTCCTGAAACCATTCGGGTTCGTTGCTCATTAGAAAACTCTGATTTTGCATCGGTCAATTTTTAGTTGATTTTTTTCCTGTTCAAGCGTATAACGTCGCAAGCAGTAAAGGGGCATGATTTCGCTCTCCAAGGTTTTCTCTATTTCCGCAATTCGGTCTTCAAATTGTTGCTTCAATTCGATAGCGTCCCACCCTGTAACTTTTTCGAGCTGTTCTTGTGTGTAAGTCATGGTCTGTTTGTTTCGTTTGATGTCTCAAAGATAAGCAATTTATTTCTTTCTTTCCAAATTTATTTTGCTTTTCTAGGTTCTTTTTTTCTGAATCCCTTGATATACAAGGCTTTCCGAATGAAACTTTTTTTTCTATCCGATAGCGTAGGAGCCAAAGTTCGGGTTCGTTTGGTTGAAGGTGATAGCGTATCGCATCGCGTCAATAGCGTGATCGAAAGAGTCCACGGGTTCATTGAGTTGCTTCCCGTTCTTGTCCTCCTTCCATTTGTAGTTGCGGAGTTCCTTGATGAGGTTCACACTCCGAGATGTGATAAGAAGCGGTCTCGAATGGAGGAATTGGATCCCGTTCTTGACCGAATCCTTTCCCTTTCTTGCTCCGTGAGTATTGAATCCGTGAGCGTGTATCTCGTCGATGCTCTTGGGTTCTGCGGAGTCACAAATGATAACATCAGATCGATTGACTTGATTATCTCGGAGCATTTGGACGATATCTGCATTAGTAAGTCTTGTTCCATAGCAGAGTTCATCGATTGCGAATCCGTGTCCGTTGGTGTAGACTCTGACGATAGCTGTTGGATCGTTGGTATATCCGAAGTCGAGTCCGAGGTTGAGCAGTTTGTATTCATGGGGTATCTGGTCTATTTCTTTCCAATGGGTGAATATGGTTGCTCTTGACGTTCCCCTCTCTCCGAGTCCGTAGACCCTCCAGAAGTTCTCGTCTGCTTCTTTGAAACGTTCAATTTCCAAGACCACACTCTCCGGAAGGAAGGGGTTGTCTTTGTATGTTGTTTGGAAGAACTCGGCGTCTTCTCGTGGGATAACTTCTTCATATATCCAATGAAATTCGTCTGAGGGGTTGTAGTCGATTATCGTTCGTTCTGTCGTTCTCAAAAGTAGCTGTCTCCAGTCTTCGAGGGTTATCTCGTTCGCCTCATTGATGAAAAGTATCTCTCTCTTCCTTCCTCGTACCTTCTGAGGCTGGGAGAGGGATATGAACTCGACAAGATTCCCGAAGAGATGATACGTCCCCTCTGACTTGTTATGAAGCTCCGGGTTATAGATTCCTTCTCGGTTGAGTATCTCGAAGAAGTCCCTCATCGCTGTTGCTCGAAGGGCGGGGAAGGTCTTCCGGCATATCGTAACCACGAGTCCCGTATTCTTGTGGCAAAGTTCAATGATTGCCGTGAGGATGGAATACGTCTTCCCGGATCGCGTCCCTCCCTGATGGATTTGGATTCGTGCTTTTGAGTTCCTTACGTGGTAATATGTCGCGGGAAGTTTACTCATCGAGCCATGAGAGAGGCTTCTTTTCTTGAACCTCTATTTCTTGCCGTTCGATATATCCTCGCTTCTTTCCTTTGGTCTTGAGGAAGAATATCGTCGCTGCGGGGTTGCCTTCTTTCACGAGCTTGTAAAGGTGCGATTCTGCGAAGTCGAGAACGCTGTCTTGTATGGAATCAACCGCCTTCTTGTAGTCCTCGTCTTTCTTGATCCAATCGTAATGAGTCTGTCTTGATATATCTACCATCTTACAAGCCGTTGAGACTATCCCCAATGACTTCTCAAGAGCCTCCAACATCTGCTCTTTTTTATTGTCAGTTCTGTCAAGTTTTACCGCTTCCATTATTTACCACATAATTCACATTTGACCTTCTGCTCTTTCTCTTCTTTTTCTTCCGGGTTCCATACATCAAGACCCCATTCTTCGAGTTCGGTTGCGTCCCATTCGTTGGCGAGGATATCCCAATCCCATTCACCGAATCCGACGTTGTCTTTTACGATGAACTCTTTCGCTTTGCTTTCTTCCCATGTAGCGAGGTAGACGGGGACTTCTGTCAGACCTGCTGCCCTACAAGCTTTGAGCCTCATGTTTCCACCGAGGACGATCTTGTCGGGGTTAACTACAATTGGTCGCGCTTCGAGCATCTCCGGAAACGTCTGGATACTCCTGACGAGTTTCTGGAATTTGTCGTCTTTAATTATCCGAGGGTTGTTCGGGTTCTCCCGGATCTCCGAGAGCTTCATGAGCTTGAACGATGACGGCTTCAAGGGTTCTTCTGAAATCTTCATTGAATACGGCTAGGGTTAGAAGTAGGGTAGCGGGATCTTCTCCCGCATGGAGACGCACTACTTCGGCGTTCTCCGTGATGAGGAGGTAGTTCTTAGCGTGGAGGAGGGCTTTTCGTGCGTTTCTCATAGTCTTGAATTGATTCAAATATACGCAAAGCAACTTGAGGGACTATTGCGTTTCCGTATGCTTTGATTGATTCTCTTCGCCACTTTGAAAAGGTGATGCCGTCCAGTTCTTCGGGAAGCCCATCATCTCCTCCACAAACAGGGGGGACAGTTGGGAAGTTTTCCCAGTCATTATTTTGTCGTGTTCTTGCGCTATCGGTGTCGGGAGCATTCCCACACTTGCTATTTGCTTCAATGGATTCTGTAACGTCGAACCGTGTTTTTCCTTTGCGTTCTTCCATGCTTCGGGGCTTCTCGGTGTGTTCCAATCGAATGCGTTGGGTGTTGGAAGCATCCCGAGCTTCATCATAGTTGGCTCGTATTCGCTCATTATCTCCTGCGCTAACGTGCCTGAATCTCCTGATGTTGGGTTTTTCTTTCCGCTTGATACTTCCCCGTCCATCATAGTCGGTGTTTTTAGCAACAAACCAAACTCTGTCGCGTCGGTGGGGAGCGTTGACGGCGCAAGCTGGAAGTATAAACGGTTGAACGGAGTACCCACAAGCTTCCAAGTCAGCGCACACCTCCTCGAATACCAATCCCTCTGACCAATTAACAAGCCCGCGAACGTTCTCGCCCACGACCCAACGGGGCTGACACTCTCGAATAATTCTAAGCATCTGCGGCCAGAGGTGGCGTTCGTCTTCCTTTCCTTTTCGGAGCCCTGCGACGGAGTAGGGTTGGCATGGGAAGCCTCCTGATAGGATATCAATTCTTCCAGCGTAAGTTGTCGCGTCAAATTCTCTGATGTCTTCATGTTGTTCGGCGTTTGGAAAGTGATGCTTTAAAACCTTGCGAGGGAACTCTTCCCATTCGCAGTTGAAGATGTTGTTCCATCCCATCCATTCGGCGGCAAGGTCGAAGCCTCCAATTCCTGAAAAAAGTGAGCCATGATTCATGGGTGTAAGATTCGACCTTCGACATCTCTCGCCACGTTTTCGAGAACGTCTCTGTCATGCCATGTCATGGTTACCTTTCTCTTCACGAGGATCTTTTCTCGTCCGAAGGTAGCCTCTTCGAATTTCTCTTTAGTCTCTTCCTTGAGATACTCTCGTATCTGTTGGGCTATCTGTTTGCGTTCGTTTTCTGTGTAGCTCATTGAGTTATTTCTTGTTTCCAAATGGTTGAACATACCGCGATTCTCTGATCTGGATCGGGATATTCTCTTTTGATTGTTACGTCGTTGATACATCTATCGATGAAGCGGTATCTCGTCTCATCGCGTTTAGGTTTCGGGAGGGGCATCGTTTAGTAGGGTTTTGAGTTCGTTGAGCATCCTCTTATTACATGACGAACAAGTTGAGGCTTGGGTATTCGTTCCCGTCACCGACGAATAGACCCGAGCGAGGTCTCCGTTCGTGGCTTTGGTAGGGTCGTCGAGGATGGCTTTTATCTTCTTGAGGTCGCTGGATTTTATTTCAGAGTCCCACTTCCCAAGGGGACACGAAGCTATCTTCAGGCGCGTCTTTGTCGGCATATGGCATCCGCAGAGTTTGGAGTCCGTGAAAGCCTCCTTCACGAGGTCTCCGCAAGATTGCGTCTTCTC